ATCCACTCCGCGAGTCATCTGATCGGCTGTATTGTTTACATTTGAAACAATTCCAATGTCTGAGGTCAGCGGATTGTTCATCGCACTGGCGATCTGGGACATACCCTGATTTTCTGCAAGGTTTCCAAGACCAGCGTTAATTCTTTGCCCTTGATCGAAAAGGGCTTGCTGTTCGGGGCTTAAATTGACGTTTTGGTTATACCTAATGACAACATCTTTGCTGTTGATGTCGTAAGGTTTATTAGTCTTTGGGTTGATATCGCCAGCATTGATCTGCTGACCTTGAGAGTTGTAATAGGTAGGGGTGTAGTTGACAGAACCAGTTGGGGTGTTCTGGTTCACCATGTTTGCCGCTTGCGTTTGCTTGGCGGCTTGGAGATTGCCTGCCGCAGTCTTTTCAGCGGCTTGCGTGTAATCTACAGGAGGGGTTGTGCTTTGCTTTCCCATGACTGCTGTCCGTGTTTAATGCTGTTGCCCATCACATTAAACAGGGTCGCCTGTCTATGTGGATCATATCACTATTTATCCAAATATCGGCATTGTTCGCGGGTCATTGTTAGGATGACAATATCGCCATCAGGATAACCGCCAACAATTCGGCCCTCTTCAACAAAGCCTGAATGAAAATCAAACTTCAACGCTTTGCTGTTAGACGATGAAACCAACCCCACCAGCTTGTAGACCTTTGCCGTGTTGAACGCATAGTTATAAACATATCGAATGTATTTGCGGGTGAGCCTACCCGTAATTGCTAAATGCACTTGCATAGATGCCCCGTTAAAGGAATCAAATCCTGCAACCGCAACCAGTTTTCCATCGCTTTCCAGCCCGATAAATCGAGTCATGGATAAATCGTATTTGCCCTTGGTGTGGTCTTCTAGGAATTCCTTCTGCTCATTCTGCCGATCAGAAACAATCACTTTTTACGCAATCCTGCCGCCAATTTCTTTTGATCGGCTGAGACATATTCCTGTGCCACAGACTGCGGAATACCTGCTTTTTTGGCAAATGAGGGATTGTGCGCCGCCGCCTGCATGAATCGTTGTTGCTTTGCGCTAGTGCTTGGCATTACAGGATTCCTCCACCTTCGTAAACGTAATCGGTTGAGTAATAACGCACATCAGCGCCATACGATACAGTCTTGATGCGGTAAGACCCATAATGACCCATGCGAGCCGCCGCAACCCATTGTGTAAATGGCGAAATATCACCACCCCAAATAGCCGTATCCCATACACCAGAGTCCCAGCTAGCCGCTACGGTAGTGGGAGAGGCATAATTGATTTGAGGCTGGCTTATAGTGTCAAAATCAATGTTGATCTGACCGGCAAAAGCGAATGCGGAATCAGACCCCATAAATATGCGGGACATCTTGAAATGCTTGATCTGGCTTTGAGAGCCAAATGCAGAAAATGCCGGAAGCAAGTCAGTAGTGATATTGTTACCGTTGTCGTTTGTGCCATCCCAAGCCTTGTATACGGTTCCGTTTTTGCCGAAATACAACTGCTCATTATAGAACCCCAAACACATAGCGTTTAGGTCAGTCCATCGTGACCATGCGCCCGTAATGGTGTTCATAACGTATTGATATGACACGGTTGTGCTGATCGGAACATTGATAATCAGCATATTTTCTGGGGGATACAGAATTACATCCCACCCATAATTTGAGAAATAAGTGCTGGTATCCGTTGTAATGCGCGATTGAATTTTGTTGGTGATCGTCATGCGCGTTGATACGCGGCTAGACATCAACGCTTGAGAAATTGGAATCAAACCATCCTTGTTAAGGAGAAGGAGATCGCCGCCATATTTACAGGTGCAACGCTGTCGGCCTACTGGCGCACCCACATAGTAAACACCGTTCAACTGCCAATCGCTTGCAGAAGCGGGATTGGTTCCAGAATAAACGGCAACTTCACCGGCTGACGTAGCGACTACAAAATAGTCATCCATGCCTGTACCGGCATCAAGCGTCCATGTGTCGATTTTGACGATATGACCGCCTTGGGCAAAGATCGGCCCGAAGTCAAACTGAGTAGCCGCACCTGATATGGCATCAGTCGCAAGATACCAGCAAGACATGGAGTCCTTTTGAACAAACCATGTACGCCTCTTGTGGACTTTGATGTCAATCAAATTGCGCGTATCAATGCCTGTAATGGCAAGCGGCGTTGAAACGCCGGTAACCGTTTGCCACGTTGTGCCGTTATAGATTCTGGCGTAGTCAGCACCATTGACCGCCGTAGTAAACGTGCCGCCTGTGTTAGTGATCTGCGCGTGATTCCATTCCGCATTGGTCAAACCAGAGACAACCGCAGCACCCACAGCGCCGGGATTGCTTACGTCATAAATGGCGCATGACCCTGAGTTATCCGCAACCGCATAAATTTTTGACGTTCCATTTGGCGCGTCATAATTTAAGAATGATTTGACATTCCCTGTGATCCCAGTAGCCCACGATGTGTACCCTTTACGAACCATCAATTCAGTCGGCAAGCAAAACCAGTTATCAATCACCACCGCATCAGATGGCGGCATGGTGGCAAGGGATGAAATGACATTCCAACCACCGACAGGAGCGGTAACGGTTACTGTTGCAGAGGTTTGGCGTTTGGGTCTTAGCATTACAATAACTCTAGCTGGTTGCGTTGCCGTAACCCGTGTCGGGTAGGTTGTTCTGAGTTAACAACAAATTCGGATACTTTGGAGCCAAAGACAACGTATCAGCGCCTGATTCAGAGGCTTTCCATTTATCCAATTCCCTAACGTAGTCCTGCATGACGGCAGTAGAATCAAACCCCTTGATTTCAAAGAATTTGAGTTTAGTGCCGAGGATTAGCAGGCGATCAGGGAATCTAAACGTATCCGTGTCTGCTGTGGCTTTGGTCTTGAGTTCACCCGTATCGCTGACAACCCACGCATTAGAAACATACTCAAAGCCAAGTGTAAGCGTCGCAGTCGGCATGGGCCAGAGCGTGAACTTATCACCCATCATGCGGAATCGCATACGGGGGCCGGTAGTGACATAGGAGGCTTTAAGCCATTGCCATTCCTGAGCATCCTTTGGGCCAATAATCGACCAGCGGTTGCTCTTGTTATATTGAGTTTTATCGGTCATTCGGGCGTAATCCGAAGGCATCGGATACTTGATTTGACCAAATGTGATAGCGATCCCTGTAGCCGTTTGCGTCGAGGGAATCGTCATTTCAGCCGTGGTTGAGCCGACTGAGGTAATCAGGGAATCCTGCTGGATGCCTGTGCCTGTAGCCATAAAGTTTGTGCTAAGGCCGACAACAGAGGACAGGTTTGTAATGGTGGTAGATCCTGCGGTTACATTGCCTGTGTAGGTGTAGTAAACCGTCTGCCAGCGATATTCTGAGGCTAACACTTGCCAATCACGTTCAGTCGCTAACGTGTCTCCTGTGCGATTGAGAAGGGCTTGCAGCTGTAGAACTTGTGGATCAGTTGATCCTGCAACGCCGTTTGGTGATGGCAACCCTATTTCCAAGCAAACATCTTGAACATTCTGCAATAGAGTCGCCATGCGTTTTATTCCTCAGAAAGCGGGGGATCTAATTCGGTCGGGTCATCCGTAACTATGGGCTTGCGGCCACGTTTCGGTTTTTCTGTTGGGGCATTGGCATTCAGCGCATCCATAAGAATCTGCATCTTTTCCTGCAATTCGCTGATCTGGTCGGCCTGCCTGCTAATGACTTCATCAGCATTGACCTTTCCACGATTAAGGAATGATTGCGCCTTGGTGCGAATCTGAGGGCCGCCCATCATGCGAGCAAATGCCGCATCAGGAGCGCCAGCAACCTGTTCAACAAACTTGAAGCCCTGATAGAGCAATTCAGTTTTGAGCGAATCGGGAATGTCATCCCATTCTGCAACGGGATGGCCTTTTAAATCTCTATAGCCTTTATAGGCTTCCCATTGACGCGCAAAGCGCCTCATGTGGGATTCCTCTACCAATGTATCAATGGTGAGGGTCTTATCGCCGGGAACAGCGATCTTTACAAAATCGGCCTCTAGGCCTTCGTGGAATCCTGTGTAGAAGGTAACGTCAAGATACGCATCGCCACCAGTATCACCAACATAAGAAATCTGCTCTGACATTTTGGTTCCTGTCTAGGATTGAAGTCGGGAGGGCAAGTCATCACCCTCCCGCCATTGTATCAGCTTAAACGATCTGTCCCTGATGGAACGGGCGGCTGATTTCGATCAATCCCAGCCCCGTAGAAGGAGTGCCGGTAGTGGTCGTAACCTTAGCGCCTACGATCTGTTCGCCATTCACCTGAGCATCATCAACTGACCCCGGAGTAGCGGCGAGTGAGAACACATCAGCGCCCACGGTCATGGCATTCGGTGCTTTCACAGCCGCGATGCCTGTGATCTGATACCAACCGTACTGGCTGGCAACATTCGCGGACATAGCGACCGCTACAGGGCCTACGCCGCCGGTAGCAGGAGACAGAGCGGTGGTTCCAAGGTATGAGTCATAATCGACCATTGAGCCTACAACCGTAGACGCTACGCCTTTGAGGTAAATAAATTCACCCGCGCCATAAGTCGGGTCGGTTGCAAATACAATCGTTCCGAGGTCATGGTTCTGCGTGGTATCCGTTACCGCAATTGGTTGAGGGCCAATAAGGTGATTCGTGATTTTATAAGCCATTGTCTAAGCCCCTATTAGGTGGTTGAGAAGGTAGCGTTGAACTGAGCGCCAGAACAGGTAAGTGCACCTGACCACCCGATCAGACGCACTACTGCATCCTGATTGACTGCCTGGCGATCGCCGCCAATCGGTACGAAGTTCCGATCCTTGTGAGGACGGAAGTGAACGTAACGGGTGTTGATGAAGTCCATGCGGGTAGCCGTCTGGTTGCCACCGATACCGCCGCCGAGAACAACATCAGCCGTACCAGCGCCACCGTAGAACTTGATTGCGCTGAAACCAGCCGCGCCCAGTTTGTCATCGGTGATACGCTGAATAGCCTGCAAGCTGTTCAGATACAAGGAATAAGCGGTTGAGCCTGCATAGATCAGGTCGATATGGTCAGTACCACGAACACGGCTGAGCGCAACAGTGTTCATGCTCTGCTGAATGTTTGCCGCAGTTGCCGCCGTACCTGCCAAGCTAGTTGAGGTATAAGCGCCGTTCTGCCAGAACGTCCAAGTAGCACGATCAATACCACCGTAAGTACCAGATGACGGAGTGGTAGAAATCATGGCGGAAAGGCCGACAAGGTTTTTACCAGCGTTGCCCGTACCATCACCGTGAAGATCAAGATCAATTTTGTTACGCAGGCGGGATTCTGCAATCTCTACCCGGGTGGCAAGAAGTTCGATCATCTGTTCCTTGCCTGAGTTCTGGAGCATTTCTGGGCCAGAAATCGTGACGGCATCAGCGTAATGCTTCAGAGTGAACTGAGCGGCGCTGATCGGTGAATCAGGAGAGATGTTGATGGTTTCATAACCAGAATAAGACGAAGCAAAGTTCGTATTCGGGTCATTGTAATAAAGTTCCTGAAGGATCGTTGATCCACCAGAAATCGTCTTAACATTGCCACGCTCTTGAAGTTTCAGAAGCAAAGCGTTGTTGTTGGTCAGGTTGTCCTGTGCCGACTTGGTACGGGACTCAATAGTGGTAGCGATAATATCGCTAATCGCGCTATTTGCGAATGCCATGAGAAATACTCCTATTTAGAGAATGCCATGCTGACGCATTGCCATGCGTACAGCGTCTTCTGTTGAGGTAGGAGCCGCTTGTGTTTTAACTCCAACTGGGGAGCCTTTGACAGAAACAGCCGCCGCTCTTGCCGCTTTTGCGGCCTGGTCCGCTTGGGTTAAACGTGTTCTTGATTGCGATTTTGCAAACACGCTTTCATCCATACGAACCGCTTTGGCGTAAGCATCGTCGAGGTCAGTTGCAAGGCCCCTGTCGAGGAGATCGGCCATTAACAACCGCACATCTTCAAAAAACTCACGGCCCTGAGCAAAATCCTCGATATGTCCTTGGATTTGCGCGTCCTCATGGCTCTGTCTAAAGCTATTTGAGGCTTCTAGCTGTGACTTGGTATAGTCAAGCTGAGATTTCAGTTGATGCAGATTTGCATCGTAGGGCAAACTGGCAAGTTGCCCAAGATCAATACCGTAGTCATGCGCCAACTTTTGAAGCATTTCTGCCTTTTCCTGTGGGCTTCCCATCCTGAGTGTATGCTCAGTTTTGAGAAGGTTTGGAAAGGCTACTTCTGGCGTAACGCCTAACTGGTTAAGGTAATCCTTATACTGATGGATTGATTTGTCAATGGTTTTGGCATAATTAGCCGCTTCTTTATATTGCTCAATTCCTCTATGAAACTGCTCTTGCCGCTCAATGATGAAATTTTGAATATTTGACGGTAGCTTAGAAAGTTCTGCCGCCGCTTCCTTTTTCCATGATTTCCAAGGATCACGTTGTGGTCGCGTTGCTTCCTGTGGGGCTTCTGGCTCAGGAGGCTGTGAAGATTCCTCTTCCTTGGACTCAGCTTTTTCTAGTTCCTGCGCGATAATGTCGCGGGTTTCTGTAGGCTCAGATTCGGTTACAGCGGTTTCTTCTGCCGTTTGGCTAGAGTCGTCTAGCACTTCATTTTCGTCCATATTTCACCTAATTGATTGCTTCAAGTCTTTGAGAAATCTCTTTGCGGATCTCATCGCCTCTTTTTTTCTGGGCAAAGTGATCCGTTTTCTGTTCCATTGAATCGGTTCCCACCTCGGTGCATCCATGTTCCTTCAAGTGCTTCCTATGCTCAACGCGGGATTCAATCATGCGTCCGTCAATCATTGACCGATAGGGCTGTATGTCGGCAATAACATTCGGAGCACATACTTTGCGGGACATTTTGGCCCCGCAACATTCTGGCAAATCATCATATTCGGCAATCTTGCGGAACACGGTATCCACCGATCCGCAAGTCTTACAATGAATATCGTAGTAGGGCATCAGGCAACGTCCTCAGTCCATTCGATGGAGATATACAATGATGCTCCTGCTGGCACGGTTTGACCATTAAATCCGATTGCAAAATACTCGCCAGAGCGAATCGTAGGTGCTTTATCGTTATGATTTCCCCAAACGTATTCTTTTAATGCGCCAGCATTTGCCGGGGCCGATCCAGCAGATAAATAAACTCTCGCACCTTCAAATAATGATCCAGTTCCCACAGTTGGCGCAACAGAATAAAGACTTAGCACCCCGCTTGCGGCAGGGTCAGCAGAATCGGCAGAGATACCATTAGGATTGGTAGCTGTACCTCCTGTGTTAGCGGCTGTTCTTTTATATAAATAAAGATCATAAATGGATGCCGCTGTTGCCGTGCCGCCTACAGATATTTTCACTACACGAATCACTTTTCCGCTTGCACCCGCTAAGACCAAAGCATCCGTACTGGTTGTGGGTGGCGTGTAATCGGCCGCGACGTATCTGTAAGTGGGTCGAAAACCACCAGTAGAAATAGCCAATGTATCACCATCAGCCGCCGCCCCAACCAATCTACCCAAAGAATCATAACCTTGTATTACATCAGCCATAAATCACCTATAAAAGTAAAAGGATTGCTTCTTCATCATCTAATTCGGCACGAATTAAGGTGGCTTTGTATTCCTCTATGGTTTGGTTGAGCTTTATTGCTTGCTGCTCAAGATGAGAAGAATCA